CATATCTCGCCGGATACAGGCCCGACGATTGGCCTCTACAGTTTCCGTGACTGCCCGGACAATGGCAGCGGTAGTGCGGTAGTGCCGGGTTGGTCGCCCTAACACCGCAAGCCGGGGCGCGCCTTCCTCCAGCGATGGCCCCGGCATCTTGATAAACGCCCCGCATATGTTACCATGCGCAAAATGCCCCCATGAGGATGAACAAATGTCAACTGTGAATGATCCCGCCACCAGATGCGAAGTCGTTGTCCCTTCCGACACAACCGCCCTTCTCGGCGTCAGAGCGATCTATGTCGGTGTCGGCGGAAATGTGGCAATCCAGTGCAAAGGCAACACCGCGCCAGTCACGCATATTGGAATGGTCGCAGGGCAGGTTTATCCAGTGCAAGCCACACGGATATTCTCAACCGGCACAACTGCGACAAACATCGTCGCCTGGTATTGAGGCGGGTGTGACCCTAGCATGACCAAGGGGAAAAGAACGCCAAAAATTATCGCGGAAATACTCAATCGCGTGGCGCTTGGCGAAAGCGTCAACAAAATATGCGGGAAAGACCGTGATGCGCGGCTTCCGTCAACTGTGCTGTTCTATGAATGGCTGAACAGTGACACGCAGATGGCTAGCGAGTACGAGCGGGCGCGCGAAGCCCGTGCAGAAGCGGTGTTTGAGGAAATGCTCGATATCGCAGATGATGGAACGAACGATTACACCTATGGCGAAGATGGGCCGTATCTGGACGCTGAACATGTGAAGCGCAGTAGGCTTCGTATTGACACGCGCAAGTGGATGCTGTCGCGGATGATGCCAAGGAAGTATGGCGAAAAGCTGGACGTGAACCATTCCGGCGGCATCGCGGTTACAGGCGTGGAGGTCACATTTGTCAGGGCGGACACTAAACCCAAAGACGCCTGAGATTTTCGCGCCCCTATGGACGACGAAAAGCCGCTACAAGGGCGCTCACGGCGGGCGTGGCAGTGCCAAGTCTAACGACCGTGCGCAAGCCGTCATTCTGGCGATGCTACAGCGGCCTGGATGCCGCGTTGTCTGCGTGCGTGAGGTGCAGAACAGCATCAAGGACAGCGTTAAGCAACTCTTGGCGGACTGGATAGACCGGCTGGATTTGCACGGGCTGTTCCAAATCCTTGATGCTGAAATTCGCGGTCCAAACAAGTCAATGTGCATTTTTCGCGGCATGAATGACCAGAACGCCGATACGATAAAATCGCTTGAAGGCTACGATATAGCGTGGTGGGAGGAAGCGCAAACCGCGTCAGAAAGGTCACTGGACCTTTTGCGGCCAACGCTGCGCAAGGCCGGGTCTGAGCTTTGGTTCACATGGAATCCGCGTTTCAAGACCGATCCGATTGATATCTTCCTGCGTCAAAACCCGCCCCCCGGCGCTGTCGTGATCGAGGCCAATTACTCAGACAACCCGTGGTTTCCGGCGGAACTGGAAGCGGAGCGCCTACACGATCAGCGCATCCAGTCACCTGAAAAATATGCTCACGTCTGGCTTGGCGCATATGAAAAGGCGGGGGATAAGCAATTCATCCCTGCGGGCATAGTGGAGCGCGCGCAGACTGCCGTGCCATATACGCACCCAAACGATGAATTCATCATGGGCGTGGACGTTGCTCGCTTTGGCGACGATGAAACTGTCATAGCCTTCCGGCGCGGCAGGGACGCCGCTTGTGAGGCGTGGCTCGCGCTTCCCAAGCTGGATACGATGGAAACAGCCGCCCGCGTGGCGGACCTTATAGACCGCATGAAGCCCGACGCCGTATTCATTGACGAAACCGGCGTTGGCGCTGGCGTTGTGGACAGGCTCAAATCATTGCAATATTCCGTAATTGGGGTTAACTTCGGATCAAGCCCATCTGGCCTAACACGTGTCAAGACCGCAAACAAGCGCGCGGAAATGTGGCAGCGGCTGAAGGAATGGCTGGAACAAGGCGGCGTTCGAATTCCTAACGACCGCGCGCTTGAGGTTGAACTGACTGGCGTAGAGTATAAGCACGATCACAACAACGCGATACAACTGGAGAAGAAAGAGGATATGAAAAAGCGCGGGCTGAAATCACCGGATCGAGCCGACGCGCTGGCCCTAACCTTTGCCTATCCTGTATCCCATCGCGGCGATTATGACCGGGATGACCAATCACGCGGCAACAATGACACGACGGGATATTGAAATGATCGAAGATGACACGCCCATGCCTGACGATGTGCCGGGTGACGTTCCGCCGATCCCGCCGGAAGCCTTTGTTCAGACGGTCACGCAGTCGCAAAACCTTGCGGCAGATATGACCGATATGGAATTGACCAAGATCGCCGGGCAGGTTGTCGAAGATTTTGACATTGACAAGGACAGCATGTCCGACTGGCTCACCAGCATGAAGCGAGGCATAGACCTTGCAAAGCTGGTGAAGGTGGACAAGACCTATCCCTTCAAGCGCTCCGCCAATGTGAAGTATCCGCTTGTCACGTCAGCCGCGCTGCAATTCAACGCGCGGGCTTATCCGGCCATTGTTCCCGCTGATCAGGTCGTCAGAGCAACCACGTTCGGCGCTGACAATGGCGGAAAGAAAGCCGCGCGGGCCGAACGTGTCGCCGCGCATATGTCTTGGCAGTTGCTGACCGAAATCGAGGAATGGGAGGAAGACACCGACAAGTTGCTCGTGCAGCTTCCCATCGTCGGCACAATGATCCGCAAGGTCTGGTATGATCCCGTACATGGCCGGGTGCGCTGCCGCCTGCTGGACCCCGGCGCATTCATCATCAACGACAAGGTGAAAAACCTTTCCGATGCGCCGCGATGCAGCGAAGAATTGATGCTCTACCCATCCGAGATTGAAACCCGCGTCCGGTCAGGTCAGTTTATCGAGCGCGTCTATGACGAAACAACAAACGACAAGCAGGCCGCGCAAACATTCATAGAACAGCATTGCTTGCTGGATTTGGATGAAGACGGATATCCAGAGCCGTACATCGTAACCATGCACCGGGACGCGCAAAAGGTCGTTCGCATTGTCGCGGATTTTGAGCCAACAGACGTGCGCTATTCGCGCGAAACGCAGATGGTGCCGGTTCAACAGCAGATCACAGACGAATTCGGATACCCCGGCATGGTGGAAGTTATGCAGCCGCAAGAGGTTGTCACCGGCATCACGGCTATCAACCGGGGCAGCTATTTCATTGCGTACAAATTCATGCCGGGGCTTGATGGTGGCTTTTACGGCACCGGGTTGGGGCTTTTGCTTGGTGACATAAGCGATACGATCAACACGATAATCAACCTGATGTTGGACGCGGGACATATGGCGTCCCTTGGCGGCGGCTTTATCGGTTCTGACATGCGGATCAAGGGCGGCAATAACCGCTTTGAGCCGGGCGAGTGGAAGATAAACCCGGCAACAGGGGCGACGGTGCGGGATAGCATCGTGCCAATGACGTGGCCCGGCCCGGATGCCGTGTTGCTGCAAATGCTTGGGATGCTGATTGAGGCCGGAAAGGAAATATCCAGCACCAAGGACATCATGACCGGCGATAACGGCGGCAAGGTGCAAACCGCGACAACAACGCTGGCCTTGATCGAACAAGGAATGATGGTGTTTTCTGCGGCCTACAAGCGCATTTTCCGCAGCCTGAAACGCGAATACATGCTGATCGCCAAGATCAACGCTCGCACGGTGCAGGCTGAGACTTACAACCAATTCCATGATGATGTTGATCAGCAGGGCCAGCCTGTCCAGTATGACCCGGCGCAAGAATACGGCGCTGCCGACATGGATATTCAGCCTGTAGCGGATCCTCGCAGCGTTACGAAAATGCAGGAAATGGCTAAGGCTGAGTTGCTATCGAACATGGCAGCGCAGGGCCTTGTTCCGCCGCAAGCCGCTGCCAAGCGCATACTCGAAGCGGCGAACATTGGCAACATTGAAGAACTGGCACCTGAGCCGGATCCCATGCAGGCGCAAATGGCTCAATTCCAACAGCAAATGATGATGGAAATGGGCAAGGCCGATCTTGCGCAGCGCATGGTTGATATTGATTTGACGCTGGCAAAGATCGAAACGGAAAAAGCGAACGTGATGAAAACCATGGCGGATGCCGAAGCCAATGCGGCAGGCATGAGGCTGGATGCGATGACATTGTTATTGAAGGATAGACGGGATGGCCTTGAACAAACTCTCAAACTCGGACTGGCAGGAATGGCTCGGCAATCCGGTAACGGAAATGGTCCGGGACGCTCTGTCGNCAATGCTCCGNCGGCAGCATTCGGCGGCAACGGCGGATTATTGGGCGGGCAGGGCATGGCCTGATGCGGAGCGCCTGGCGCTTTCGCGCATGGTCGCATGGCACGAAGATATGTTTACGGCGAGTGTGGAAGAAATCAACGCTGCGATAGAGGGCAAAATATGAAGAATACGAGCGGCATCAAGCCGATGGAATACAACGTGCTGGTGAAGCCTGTCGAGGTCGAGGCCAAGACCAAGGGCGGTCTGATCCTTTCAGAAAGCACGGTNGAGCGGGAAGAATTCGGNCGGGTTGAGGGGTATCTTGTAGCCGCAAGCCCGATGGCNTTCACGTTTGAGGATTGGCCGGAAGCTTCGGTTGGCCCGATGATTGGCGACCGCGTGATGTTCTCAAAATACCAAGCGACTGAAATCACGGGCCGCGATGGCGCGAAATACTGGATGATGAAGGACAAGGCCATAGTGGCCGTTGTAGATGAGGGAAAAAATGGCTGACCCGGAAGAGAATATTGACGACGCCCCCGAAGTAATCGAGGCCCCCGGTCCGGAGTGGACCGAAGAGGATGCGGCGGAGGCGAAGGCGTTTGGGTGGAAAGCGCCCGAAGAATGGGCTGGCGAAAAGCCGCGCGGTTACATTGACGATCCGCGCCGATATTTGGAGCGGGCGGAGACGTTCCGGCCTTTCAAGGTTCTGCGGGATCGCACCGAGAATTTGGAGCGTGACTTTCAAGAGCGTTTCCGCAAGCTGGAAAGCGCATCGTCCGCAACTATTATCAGCGAGCGCGCCCGATATGACCGCGAGATTGCAACGATCCAGCAAGGCAAGCGGGATGCTGTGGATACCGCAGACCGCGAAATGTATGACCGGCTGGAAAAACAGCAGGCATCGTTATCCCGCCCGTATGACGCTCCGCCGCCAGCATCGCAGCCCATCGTGCATGATACGTTCGTGCAGGAATATGCCAAGGCAAACGATTGGGTGAACAACCCGATTTTGCGCGAGGCAGGGGCCAAGCTGATTGAGGCGGGTGGATATGCCAATCGCCCGGCCAAGGATCAAATCGAATATGCGGAACGCGAGGTGCGGCGCATGTATCCTGGCATGTTTGCACCCGTAGTGGCG